GGGGGGTACTCCATTTGGATAACAACGGAAAAGTAGCCGGTGGCGGTTATTACCGGGTGGAAATCATCGCCCAGCTTTTCGGAGTGACCGTCCGCCGCATTCAACAGCTTACACAAGAGGGCGTCCTTCCCACCACAGAAACGCCGGAGGGCCGGAGGTATGACCTGGTACCGACAATCCAGAAATACGTCCAGTACCTCTCGGACAAAGCCTACGGGAAGAACCGCTCCGAAAAGGAAACGGAACTGCGCCAGCAAAAGCTGGAGGCGGACATCGCCCTGAAAGAGAGCCAGGGCGAACTCCACCGCCTGAGAACTGAGATCGCAGCCGGAAAGTACATAAGCATCGAGGAAGTCACCCTGGACTACACCCGGTTCTTTGTCACTTTTAAGAAATTCGCCATGTCCCTGCCGTCCCGGCTGACCGGGATCATCAGCGGCCACGTGGATCCGCTGGAGGCAAGGCACATCGAAAAGGACCTGACCGGCGAGGTTCAAAAACTGTTGGAGGCTTTCGTGGTGGCCGGTGTGACCGAGCTGCCGCCAAAGACGAATGGCAAAACCTAAATCCCGGCGTTTCCGCAAGTTCCTCGTTTCCAAATACCAGAAAGAAGCTCTCCAATACCTCCGCCCCCCGGAGGACATAAGCGTTTCGGAGTGGGCAGAGAAATACCGGGTTCTGGACAGCAAGTCCTCGGCCATGCCCGGACCGTGGAGGAACGACAAGACCCCGTACCTCACCGGCGTCATGGATGAGTTCTGCAATTTCGATACCGAGGAAATCATCCTGGCCAAAGCCTCGCAGCTCGGAGGCACCGAGGCGCTGTTCAACATGATGGGCTGGATCATCCAGCAGGATCCGTCCCCCGTCATGGTGGTCTACCCCTCGGACACCTTGGCCGAGAGCATATCCGTGAACCGGCTCCAGCCGATGTTCCGTCTCGCCGCCCCGCTGAAAGAGCGGTGGAAAGAGAGCGACAGCACCAAGACAGAGCTGCAGTTCGATGGGATGTACCTGACGCTGGTCGGCTCCAATTCCCCGGCCAACCTCGCCAGCCGCCCCGTGCGGTTCCTCTTCCTCGATGAGGTAGACAAGTACCCCGGAGCGACAAAGAAAGAGGCCGACCCGATCAAGCTGGCACGGGAACGCACAAAGACCTTCCACAACAGCAAGGTCTTTATGACCTCCACCCCTACCCTCAAGAGCGGCCACATCTGGCAAGCCCTCGAAGAAGCGGACGTAGAGAAACACTACTTCGTGCCATGCCCCCACTGCGGAAAGATGATCGAACTGAAATGGTCGCAGATCACCTTCCCGAATGAGGACGGCATGAGCTACATGGACAGGGCGGAGCTGGCCAACTACGTCTGCCAGGAATGCGGGTGCATCATCACCGACCAGGACAAGCCCCAGATGCTCCGCTTCGGAGAATGGCGGGTGGTTCGGCAGAACGCCGCCATCGCCCGAACCGTGGGCTTCTGGATCAACACCCTCTACTCGCCCTTCGTCCGCTTTTCAGAGATTGCCCGTGAGTTCCTGAAAAGCAAGGATGACCCGGAGGCCCTGCAGAACTTCGTCAACTCCTGGCTGGCGGAGCCGTGGGAGGATACCAAGCTCAAGACCTCCGCCGATACCGTGATGGACCGGCAGGCCGATCTGCCAGAGCTGGTGGTTCCCGAATGGGCCAAGCTCCTGACGGGCGGCGTGGACGTGCAGGAAACCAGCGTCTACTGGACGATCCGGGCCTGGGGCAATTACCTGACCTCCCAGAACATCGCCCACGGACAGGCGCTGTCCTTTGCAGAGGTCGAGCGGGTGATGAACCTTTCCTACGGGAAAGAGGACGGATCCCAGATGGTCGTGCAGCTGGCGCTGATCGACTCCGGCGATAACACCGATGCGGTGTACGACTTCTGCGCCTCCAATTCGGACTGGGCGCTGCCAAGCAAAGGATCCTCGCACCCGATGACCACGCACTTCAAGCTCTCCACGGTGAACAAAACCGACAGCAGAGCCTACGGTATGAAGCTGGTGCTGATCGACACCGGCAAGTACAAAGACATGATCGCCGGACGCATGAAGAAAGAAAACGGTTCCGGCAGCTGGATGGTTTACCAGGGCTGCGACATGGAATACGCCGAACAGGTCACCTCGGAACACAAGGTGAACGTCCGCTCCGGCAACCGCACCGTCCAGGAATGGAGGCTCAAGACCTCCCACGCAGATAACCACTACCTTGATACCGAGGTCTACGCCATGTGCGCCGCCGATATGCTCGGCGCTCGTAGCCTCCACCTGGAGGAAGTGGACATGGAGCCTCGGACAGAGGCGAAACCGCAACCCGAACCGAAGCCGGAGGACAACTGGCTCGGCACCAACGGCCAATGGCTGTAAGAAAGGACGATACGCATGAGAGTAATCCGCAAGGCCGTGACGGCCAACACCCCGGTGACCTTCAAATTCGAGAGCGCCGGTAGTCAGTTTCTGGTGAAGAACTTCACCGAGGATCAGATCACCGTGGGCATCCTCGACCAAGAGGTCCTCATTCCGGCGAACAGCGCCCAGCTGATCGCCACCAGGCTGGAACCTTCGGTGGCAGACCTCACCGACACCCTGACCGTGACGGCGGTGGTCACCGATGCCACGGGGGTAGAAGTCCAATGCCTGAGTTATTGACACAACCGCTCATCTTCGGAACAGGGATGGCATTCATCGGCCTCGCACCCGGCGCTTGTTACGCCACGGTGCCAGAGAGCAGCGGCCCCACCAAAAGAAAGGTGATGACCACGCTCTATGCGGCCTCGGCGGTAACCTCCGCCGCCCACATTACCATCCAGACCGAGGACGGCGGACAGAACGGAGGATAAGCCTATGGCAAACAACGTCACAGATTATACCCCCGCCCAGATGCTGACGGAGGTAAACAAGGCCATCCAAGCCATCCTGATCGGAGGCCAGTCCTACAAGATCGGCTCCCGCTCCCTGACCCGTGCGGACCTTGCCCTTCTGCGTGATATGCAGAACGACCTCAAGGCCCAGGTGGCCAGCGAAGAAGCGTCCGGCCTGTTTTCGGACACCTACGTGGCCTTTTTCGATGGGAGGTGAGCGCCCATGAACTGGCTCGACAACATCATCGGATGGTTTAACCCGGAGGCCGCTGCCAAGCGTGAAGCATGGCGTCAGGTGCTGGAGGAATACAAGCACTACGATGCCGGAAACAGCGCACGGCTCAATGCCAACTGGTGGGCCACTAATCAGAGCGCCGAATACACAGACCGCTACAGCCGGGATACCGTCCGGGCAAGGGCAAGGGACCTGGAGCGAAACAGCGACATGATGAACTCCGTCATCGGCCCCTTCGTGCGGAACGTGATCGGCAAGGGTCTGATCCTTCAGGCCGAAACAGACAACACCACCCTGAACGGGGAGATCGAAGCCCTCTGGAAGATCTGGTGTAAAAAGCGGAACTGCGATGTGACCGGCACCCAGAGCCTGAACCAGATGCTCCGCATGGCCGTCCGGCGAAAGAAAGTGGACGGCGGCGTTCTCTTCGTGAAGCGGTACACCAGCGGCGGCGTCCTGCCCTTCAAACTTCAGATGTTCGAGGTGGACGAACTGGACGCAACCCAGGTGACCCCGAAAAGCAAAGGGAACCGTGTGGTGGGCGGTATCGAGTACAACACCTACAACGCCCCGGTCGGCTATTGGATCCGGCAATACAGCCTGGACGGCCTCACCACGGTGGAGCCGGTCTACATCCGGGCAACGGATGTGATCTTCTACTTCAGCAAGCGCCGCCCCTCCCAGCTTCGGGAGATGAGCGACATGAGCCAGACGATCACCCGGATCCGGGACGTAAACGAATTCATGGTGGCCGTCAGCGTGAAGCAGAGGATCGAAGCCTGTCTCTCGGTCTTCATCAAGCGGAGCATTCCCACCGCTGGCGTGGGCCGCTCAAATGCCGGAGCAACAGGCCCCAGGCAGACCTATGACGGTAAGACGCTCTCCCCCGGCATGATCAAGGAAATGAACGTGGGCGATGAGGTCCAGGTGGTCAACCCACAGGGACAGGCCACAGATGCAGCAAGCTACACCAAGCTCCAGCAGCGCATGATCGGAGCGGGGCAGGGCCTCTCCTATGAGGCTACCAGCCGGGACATGAGCGAAACCACCTACAGCAGCGCCCGTCAGGCCATCATCGAGGATAGCATGACCTACGCAGAGGAAGATGAGCTGCTGGCGGACGTGATGGACGAAATCTACGAAACCTTCCTCATTTCCGCCGTCCTCGCCGGAGCGATCAGCATCCCGAACTTCTGGAGCCGGAAAGATGAATATTTCCTTCACAGCTTCGTGAAGCCGCCGAAACCGTGGATCGAACCCAGCAAGGAAACGGTGGCCACAAAGACCGCCCTGCAGAGCGGCCAGAAAACCTTCAAACAGATCGCCGCCGAAAACGGCGCTGACTGGAGAAAGCAGATCGATGACATCTGCGAGGTACTCACATACGCCCGTGAGAAGCACGGCGTGGATTTAGGAGGTGTGATCCTTGGACAAAAGAAGTCAGACGGCCTCTACGATGGGGCCGATGAGCCTGACCCTGAGACGGTTCCTGCAGGGGCTGGCCAGACAGGCGCTGATGCTTCGGAAACCGCTCCAGCCGGTGACCCGGCAGAGGGCGATGGAGCCGAAACAGGCAGCGAAGCACAAGGCGAAGCCGGGGACGAATGAGCAAAGGATGTTCTCCCAGCCTTCCCTGACCCGCATGGACGGTGAGGGGAACGAGCGGAAATTCATCCTCTCCTTCTCTTCGGAGGAACCGTATGAGCGATGGTGGGGAATTGAGATCCTCGACCACGCCGATGGAGCGGTAGACCTTACCCGGATCAATGACATCGGATGCGTCCTGTTCAACCACAACAGGGACTACGTCATCGGAAAGATCAACCGGGCATGGATCGAGAACAACCGAGGATATGCGGAAATCGAGTTCGACACCGATGAGCAATCCGAGGTGATCTACCAAAAGGTGCGGAGCGGGACCCTGAAAGGCGTCTCGGTAGGATACCGCATCGACTCCCTGGAGGAAGTTCAGGCAGGAAAGACCTCTGCGGATGGCCGGTTCACCGGCCCTGCTGAAATCGCAAGGAAGTGGTGGCCCTTCGAGATCAGCATCGTATCCGTACCGGCTGACGGTACCGTGGGCGTAGGCCGTGAGGCTGAAACCACCGGGGCATCGGTTCCGCTGGAGGTTCTGGAGAGCCAACTTCAAATAAACAAAAATCTTTATGGAGGTACACAAGCATGAGCAAGAAGCAGAAGCTCCTCGCTGCGATCCAGCGCCAGCAGGCCCTGGTCAATGCGGCGAGAAGCGCCAACCGCTCCCTGTCCGATGACGAACAGGCCGAGTTCGATACTCTGCAGAGAGAGATCGACACCCTGCGCCCTGAAGTCGAGGCAGAGGAGCGCCAGCAGCAGTCTGCGGCTCCCGCCGCCACTGCTACGAACCCCACCCCCGCCGCCGATCCCGCTGCCGAGCAGCAGAGGGCCATCGAGGCGGAGCGCACCCGCATCTCGGAGATCACCGCCATGTGCCGTGACTTCGACATCGA